AGGCTTCTTCCTGCGTGGCGTAGAAGTCGAAGTGCACTTTGCGTGTGGTCATGAGGTGCTCCTTGCAGTTGGTGTTTGTTTGTATATTATTATTCTACAGCGTCTGGGAGCAATTGGCTGACTTTGTTGCGGGGACTTGGTTGGGAGTTGGTTGTGGGCGACGGCGCGCGAGGAAGTCCGGATTGTCAGCATTTTCGGCGTAGTAGATTGCAGCTAGCCATACGAATGGACCACCTACCGATGCAAGCGAATCGCGGACGTCCTCGCGCGTCATCATTGTGGGCGGCGGAGCAGGCGCACGAAAGTGCGAAGGGGCATGGCTACGATGGCCTCAGCGATCGCGGCACGTGGTCGTTTGATGACTGCGATGCCATACTCGCGGCGTGCGTGGCCGACCTGCAGGTCTGCGCCCTTCAGGCCAGCTGTCAGTGCTGCGGGCATGTTGTCCCAGGCTTTGGCTTGTAGGATGACATCGTCATCAACGTGGATGTCGCCTACATCGTACCGGCCGGCTTGGCGCGGTTTGTGGGCAGGTATGCCAGCAGCAAGCAGAAACTTGGTGACGTCAGTTTCGAACTTGGTGCCCTTGGCTTTATTCGCGTTAGCCAAGGTCGGCCAGGATTGCCGGTAGGCCTGCCATTGTGTGGTAGGCGTTCTTGTACCTGAATACTGGTGTGCCTGTGAAGCCGGCATCGCGGAGGGCCTGGGCGGCTGCTTCGTCACGTGTGACGTCGATGACAATGTAGGTCGCGTTGATGCGGTCGAGGCGGGTAGCGGCGACGCGACAGGGTGCGCAGCCGGGCTGTGAATACATGGTCAGCATGCTGATCCAATCTGCCAGTGACATTCCCGTGTTGTTGGGGTGTACAAGCAATAGTAATTGAGCATAATAGTAATAACAAGCACCAATCCTGCAGCACTCAATGAAAGGACAGAAATAATGATCGATGCAACGAAGAACCAGACCGCCAGTGACATCATGGCTGTCAGCACTCATTCGAGGGTTGACTGGTCAGACCCGACGGCTAACGAGTTGGTCAAGAACGGCGAACCTGTGATGGTTGTCCGCACGACCGACGGCAAGTGGATCGCGGTCGGAGGCGCTGACTCGGCGGACATCGCGGAGCCGGTGACTGTGATCCAGCACATGCAGTCGTGCGACTTGCGCCGGCGGGGTTTGGTCTGGGCGGTCTGGGACGGCGTCAAGCTGTCCGGCTTCTGGGATTCAATGCCTGGACGGATGCCGCTTTACGCGATCGCCTGATGCAAGAGAAGCCCCGTGCCATGGAGTAGATGGCGCGGGGCTTCTCTGCGTTACCGACTAGAAGGGGGTGTCCTCGATGGTCGGCTTGTCGTTGACCACGACGTCCTCGTTTGCCGAACCGCGAACGATCAGCTCGGGCTTGGTCCACGAGAACTTTTTGCCCTCGACCTCGGTCAGCTTGAGCACGGCTTTGATCGGGCCGGCCGGCAGACGGTGGAGCTTCTCTTCTGGGCTGTTGTAGACCAGCGACCAGCCCCCGGTCCGGAACATGAACGTGCCCCAGTCCTCGTGGCCTTCGATGGTGAAGCTGACCTTGATGTCTGGCGATGCACCCAGGCCCTTCTTGGCCTTGGCCTTCAGGGTTTCGATGTCCTGGTCAGCCTGCGGGTTCGGGTCACCCACGGAGTACTCGTCTTCGTAGTCTTCACCGACCGCGGTGATGACCTCACCGTCCGTTGAGTACATGAAGTCGCCGTCCTTGGTGCGACGGGTGAGGCTGGCCTTGTAGCTGTCCGCGGACTCCAGGATGATGTTCACCGACTTGGTGGTGGTGAAGACTTCGAGGTAGTCTTCCCCGACGGCTTCCCATTCCTGGGGACCCTCGGCATGTGCCTTGTCGATACCAAACTCCTTGGCGATGGCCTTGGCGAGCTTGGGGTCACCGGTGGTGATACGGAAAGCCGAGAGCGAGTGGGGCTCACCGTCGGCGGCGAAGCCAGAACGGAATCGGCCGACGACGTCAGACTGCTCGGGCGCTTCGGATGCAGTGGGGTTGTTGATTTTCAGCATTGTTTGGCTGGTCTTTCGTTTGTTATGAAGTAGCCGGCAAGAGTGCACCGGCCGTGGTCCAGGCTGTGTGGGCCCGGAAGTATGCGGCGTACATTGTACCGAGGTCATGCTGGTCGACAGCACTGTAGGTTTCGCCGCGCTCGTCCAGCCGGTTGAGGCGGGTAGCGAGGGGCGCGTTGACCGCGATACGGATGATGTCGTGCTTGTCGCAGTAGCGCTCGAGCTTGCGCAGCTGGCGCGGGGTCAAAAGCGAGTGACCACGGAAGAGCGGGCCGTAGATGATTTCGCTGACGAAGCTGCGATCGATCACGGTGCTGGTGCCCAGGGCGCGTTCCCAGACGGCGAACTCGAGCTGGCCGGCGTACTCGTCGAAGAGCTGACGGCTGGTGGTACCAAGTCCGGGAGGGCCATTGTGAACCATGTGGGTGCGCCGACGACTGTGAAGCATGTCAAACTGCTGGCGCTCAATGGCGCGGGTAGACTTGCCGGCGGCGTCGGGGCCCTCGAAGATGGCAATTGTGGCTTTATGCACTGGGAGCTCCCGTGTAAATGATGGTCATCTGCTCGGCGCAGTAGAACGCACGTACACCCTCGGGGCCATCAGCGTCCATCTCTTCGCAGGCCACACCATCGTCGTCCAGTGCGCGCTTGCAGCCTGGGCACTTGGTAGTGACTCCATCGTAGCCGGCTTCTTGACGTGCGATGTTTTTGGCGCGCTTGCGGTTGTAGCCGGCATAGATGCTGTCGGCGTCCATGCCCAGTACGAGGGCAAGGTTCATGAAGAAGTGGAAGGCGTCAATCAACTCGGAGCGCGCCGCGGTGAGGTTGACGTGCTCGCTCTTGGCCCACGGCTTCCAGCTAGTTTCACCGAGAAGCTCGTGAAGCTCGTCTGTGAGCGCGAGGACATTCCAGGTGATGAACTCTACGGCGCCGGCAGTGTTGTCGGGTAGGAGCTCGGTGGGGCTGTGGCCGTAGGTCTCGCGCTGAAGGATTTCTTGCGAGGCAAGCATCTCAGTAAGGAGGTCGATTTCTGGAGTGTCTGTCATGTTTATATCCTACCGTGTGTTTGGGTGGTCTTGGGCCACTCCCGGCAAAGTCCCTGCAAGAAGTGGCCCCGTTGGGGTTGCTGACTGTGTAAAATAATAATATGCACAAAGAGATGAAGAAGCTAATTATCCGGCTCGAGCTGCAAGGCTTCGAGGTCAGTATCCGAAAGACTGGTCACGTGATTATTTTCAAGGCTGGCGCCAAGGTCACTACGATCGCGGGTACCCCAAGTGACCACAGGAGCTGGGCAAATTCGCTCGGCTACCTGAAGCGCGCGGGATTCAGAGTCTAGGCGCGGTAGGCGCGGGTCTCCGCCCAAGTCACGAAGGCTTGGAGAGTCATGACTTCAGGTGCCGGCTGCTGGCCAGTAGGCGCGATGACGCGTACGCTGACCAGCCGGTTATTATCAAGTGGGTCGGTGCCGACAAGCTCACGGACCACACGGACTTCGGTGTTGTCTTGACCAGCGCGCACTTTTAGCCAGGAGAACTGTGCGCGTGAGAGCCCTTCGCCGGCGTTTTTGAATTCGACCAGCGTAAGGCGGTGGCGGGTGTCCATGATTTCCATATCACCGTCACCACGGTAGACCAGGCCGCGCCCGCGGTCAGTGGGCCACCAGGAGTTGAAGTCGCTCAGGCCTGTGCCTGTCCATGGCTTGCTCATTCGGCTACCGGTGCTTTCGGTTCGCGGCTGCTGGCACGGACGGCGCGGCGCTGGCGGTTACCGCCAATGCGATTGCCGATCACGCGCTTGCTGTGGTCGCGGGTCCAGTCGGTGACTGCCCGCAGATGGATGAAGAGGTTGAGCTCTTCGAGGCCGGCTTCAACCGGGATGAGCTCCCAGCCCTCAGGGCGCACATGGAGGACAAGTGCAAAGTCGCCCGGGCGGTTCCGGGCAGTCGTGCCGTCCGGTCGGAGCAGGTATTCAGCGTGACGGTAGGCCGCGAGCTGCAGCCCGACTTCGGGGTGGACCCCGGAACGGGTGGTCTTGTTGTCTTGCCACGCGATGCCCTTGAGTTCGGTCTCAACGTCCGCGACCTTGAAGACGATGTCGGGCTTGTTGTAGCGGACCACGGCGTCAAAGGTGCCGGCATAGTCGTGCTCTTCAGACCAGATGCCTTCTTCGAGCAGAATGAATTCTGGCTGCATGACGTCCAGGTAGTCTTTGAAGTGGTCGACGAACGGCTGGAGCTCGGCGTCGACTTTGCCCAGGGTATTGCCGAGGGCAAGCTCTTCGAAGTAGCCGTGGGCAATGTGACCTACGTGGGCGGCGTGTGCCGTGAAACGGTTGGGGGCTTTTTTCAGCCAGTCAACGGCTGCTTCAGGATCGACGTCCAGGAGTCGGCCGACTTGTTCGTGCTTGGCTACGGCTTCCTGGGCTACGAGTTTTTGGCCCCATGCCTTGAGGAACGGCTTGGGCAGGTTATCGATGGTGCTGGTCACGCCGGGAATGAACTCGTTGGTATCCGGGTGGATATAGAGTCGGTGGTCATCGCGGGTGATGAACTTGATGGCTTTTGGCCGGGGGGTTGGATTGGTCACAGTGACTTTCGGTACGGGTGCTGCGCGCCATGCTGGCGCTTGAAGACTGTGGAGGCGCCTGGGATTAGCAGGCGCCCCGGTAGATCAGTGGTTGCGCGTGAAGCCGGCGGACGAGGTACGTCCCTGCCTGACGCGGTCAGCCATTGTATCAATTACAGTGCGGTCGGTGGCCGGCGCAGCTTCCACGCGGCGGGCGGCGCGCTCGAAGTCCGCAAGGGCAGGGATCGGGTCTTTCCAGATGTCTTCCGGAACTGCCGAACCACCGGCGGCCCACTTGACTTCGGGTGCCAAACGAAAAACTGCGCGCAAGGCCAGCTCGTGGGTGTCAAGCGCATCGGACAAGGTGGTGTACTCGGCCTCGTGCCGCTCGCGGCCAGCAAAGAAGGCCATCGTGAAGCCCACCCCGATGAGGCTGGTGAAGAAGAAGACCAGCGAGAGGACGGTGTAGTCGATGTTGTCGTAGCCAATCACTTCTGCGCCTCGGCTTCCTGCGCGGCGATGTAGCGCTTGAGATACCAGATGGCCTTCTTGAGGTCCTGGAGTTCGGTGTTGTTGTCCTTCTTGCCGGCGCGGAGGATGTACTTGCCGGCGTTGAAGAGGCGCCCGTCACGGGTAAGCCCGAAGGCTTCGAGGACGTCGATCGCTTCGAGCCCACCCTGCTTGTAGTGAGACGGGTGGTTCACGGGGTCAATGACCGGGTCTGCCACAGTGACACGGGCCACGAGGGCGAGGTTGCGCGGGTCGTGCGACATGTCGTACTCGTCGATCGGCCAACCACGAGACCAGCTGGGGCCATCGTCTTCGAGGCGCTTGATCTGGAAGTTCTGGTTGCCTACCGGATACCCCGTAGACGGTACAGTGCGACGTACGACATCGCCAGGTGTGAAGATGGTAGTCATGAGTGATCCTTAGTTTTTGTTGGGATTGGGGAGTACGCTGGGGTTACGCTCGAGGAGACGCATGTAGTTGTTGGCCGCTTTGAGGGCACGCTGCCACTCGTGGCCTTTGTCCTGCCACGTCTGCAGTGTGCGCAGGAACGCGTCACGCCACGTGTCTTCGTTGGCGAAGAGCTCGTCTGTGAGAAAGCGGACGTGGGTGTTGAGGCGCTTGGAAGCGGTCGAGTAGTTACCCAGTCCATCGTGCCGCTGGGCAGCCCACCATTCAAGCGGGGCGTTGAAGCCTGCGCGCTTGAGGATGTGCCCAATGATGTCTTCGGGAACGGCACCGCGGGCACTGTCAGAATAATACACAGGCGGGGAGGTGCGGGCGGGGTACTCCGCGACGATTTCAGTCGCGAGACGAATTGCTTCGTCGAGAGTCAGTAATACGCGGTAATCCGTAGTGGTTGTCATGGTCTAATCTTATCATGTAGTTGGAGACTAGAGGGACGCAATGAGCTTGGGGTCAAGCGGGAGAATCAGGATGCGATCAGCGTGCGCGTTGAGGAACGTGAGCTGGTGCCCGCCGTACCGGACGTGCTCGAGAGCAATGCGGATGACGACTAACTGCATCAGGTTCTCGGGATCGTAGGCCAGGCGCTCGGAGCTGTCGGGCGGTGCCTGTGCTGCGCGCAAGCAACCTTTGTTGTGGGCGTTGAGGCTGTGGAGCTCGTACTCGCGGAACCATGCGCGGAGCTGGGCCATGGACTCGAAGCCAAAGTGCTCGTCGTAGCTGGTGGGTCGACCTAAACCATCCAGCGACGGTGACGGCTGGTGGGCAAGTGTGGGCCAGAGGTGCTGGTACTGGACGTGGTAGGCGCCCTTGTGGCGCGCATCTTCGATGCGGTAGATCAGGGTGTAGGTGGTGGAGTTCATATTATTATTGTAGTAGATGGGGATACTAAAAAGAGCCCCCTCTTCATGAGGGTTTAGGTCAGAAGAGGGGGGCTTTGCTGCAGGTGTTGTACCAAGGGCAGTTAGGGCAGTTTAGGGGGCCATTTTGCTTTATCTTCTATAGATTATTATTTCCTAAGAAGCGCATATAGAATTACCCCCCGAAACTGCCCTAACTACCCTGAAACTACCCTTTGGCACCA